ACGCTCTTCCGATCTAGGTAGCCATAGAGTAGGTGGACGGCGCCGGCGAACACCGCGCCGCAGACGTCGGCCATGGCGCGGCGAAGCAACGGGCCACCGATCCCCAGCTGGCCGCGGATATCAGCACGGATCCTCGTGACCAGTTCGGCGAGGGTGGGGCGAGCGAATGGCACCCGATCCCATGGATCACGCGTTGCCGCGGTCGTCAAGCACCGTCACTGGGAGCGCAGGCGCTGCGTGCCTGCGACCGCAGGAGCTCCGCCAGAGACCCCCGTGACGCTGCCGCCGCCGCTGGGCGCGGTGAGCGTTCCCGGGCCGTGCTTGTGACCGTCGAACTCCGACTTTTTCACCAGCCGATCAACGGTGCCGCCATCGTCGCGCACGAGCAGTTCGCCGCCGGGCCCGGGGTGAGCCTCGATGCTGCCGTTCGCGAGCATCACGATCTTCGATCCGGTGTAGTGATAGAGCGCCACCTGCCCGGGCTCACCGTTGGTCGGGCGGTAGCGGCGATCTGAGGTCACGACTACGAGCGGGTGACTCCGATCGCCGCCGGGAAACAGGACCACTGACTCGGCGCCCGCGAGCGGAACGCTGGCGAGCCCGTACGGCTGGTGATGCTCGGCGGCGTCGACGGTCTCATCGGCGAGCACGCCAAGCTGCAACAGCTGCAGCTTGGTTCCGTCGTCGACGAGCTGGACAACAGCGCGGGCGATGCTGTTCACCATGCGGTTCGCCAGCGGGCGAAGCACGTGGCGCATCTGATCGAGCGTGCCTCTGCCGATTGCCATCAGAGCGCTCCCTTGTTGAGCTCTTTCCATCGCCCGCCCGAGATCTTCACCTCGGCCGTCGTCGGCTCAGGCGTGAACGCGTCCGGGCGCACGAGGGTCAGCTGTGTGATCTCGCCGCCGCCGCCGATCGAGTACTCCACCTGCGAGATGAGCAGATCGCCGGCCACTCCGATCGATGGCACGCGGACCGTCGAGATGGCATTGACGGGCCAGAGGTCGCCGCCCGGCTGGCGCCATCCGCGCACGGTGATCGTCACCTGCTCTGCTCGAGCAGCTCGCACGCGTGCCTCCCAGTCCGCCCGGCGGCGAGCTTCCTCGACGCTGTAGCCCTTGTCCGGGCGCAGCATCAGCACGCGATCGCTGCGACGAACCGCCAGGTCCAAGGCCTCGGCTTTCACGCGCGTAGCCTCGCCATAGGCCTCGTCGGTAGCTGGCGCTTGCGTCGCCAGCACGTAGCGCCGGAAGCGCTCCGTGCCGTCGTAATCCACCGAGGCCGTGCGTACGTTCTCGCCCTCGACGAGCGCCGCGGCGCGCGCAGCACCAGACCTGGTGATCACGATGCCCCCGGACCCGTCGCTCACCACGAGCACGCCGATGGCCGCGGCTTCCCGATGGATCGCCTCGAACGCCGTATCACCAGGCTGCACAGCGAGGGGGCCCACATCGAGATTCAACCCCAGCTGAACTGACACGCGGATCCCGAATGGCTTGGCCAGCATCGTCGCGAAGTCCGCCAGCGTGAGATTGCGGAACGACCAAGCGCTAAGGATCGCCGAGCAGTCGACGAGCGCCGCCGCCCTGTCGCGGCCCGAGAACGTGAGCGTGCGCGCGTCGGCCGAGATGGACAGGCTGCGCTTGTCGATGTACCCGGTGATCACGTTGCTGCCGGCGATCTCTACCTGGCAGCTGTCCTCCTCGACGATGGGCCAGGGTTGGGATTGGCCTCCCCATCGGTCGAGCGCATCAAGAGAGAAGGAGCCGGCTAGGCTCTCGATCGATTGCGTGACCCGCACGGATTCCCAGCCCAGGTATCGGCGACCCTCGACGAGCAGCGCGATGTCAGCTGGCATCGCTCAACACCTTTAGATCACCGGCGACGGCGCCGGGATGGCTCACCTGGTTGCGCGCAATCACGTCGGCTTCGCGATCTACCGATCCGTACAGCTGGTAGGCGAGCAGCAATGATGGGATCGGCGTCCTGCGCGACACCGTGACCACGCGCGAGAACACCGACGAACCTGGTACCGCGCGCAGCACCTCAGCGCGCAACGCGACGAGGGCAGGATACGAGGTGTCCGCGGCGAGCGCCGCCTGCTCTTGGATGAGCGCCGCGGCCTTGTCGCGCACGGCCGTGGCATCCTCGATCGTCGCAAACGAAGCGCGCGGCGCCAGCCTGGCCGCCTCGACGACGAGCACCCGTCGGAGAGCGCCAGTCAGCGCCACCTGGTTCGCGATCTCGCGCTGGCGCGTCGACGTCGAACCGGTCGCGAGGGCGCCGAGGTCATCTCCGTAGGCCTCGATCAGAGCGGTCATGATGGCGCTGGGGATTGCCTCGATGGTGTCGACAAGGCCCGTGATCGCACCTCTGAACGCGTCGAAGACATCGCCAGGCTGGCGAGCAAGCGATGCTGCCTCCGCGGTGAGCAGCTGGATCTTGCCGGCGAGCTCGGCGGCCTCCTGGGCAGCTTCGACGGCCGGCAAGAGACGTGCTTCAAGCGAGCGGGCCGCGGCTCTGATCGCCGTCTCGGCAGAGGCGAGGGCGAACGACGGGAGGCCGGCGGCGCTGAACGACCCGGTGAGCTCGGCGCGGGCCGCGGCAATGGCGACGTCGGCGGCCGCTGCAACCGACGAGGCCGGATCAACCTCGACGGTGGGTGCGATGCTCTGCGCCGGCGCCTCGTCGAAGTCGATGGCGAACGTTGCCATTCCGCCATCGGACTTGCTCTCTCTCACCGAAAGGCTCGAGCAGATCGCGATCCTCACGCCGTGGTAGGGGTGCTTGAGCTCGCCGGGCCCCTCGACTCCCTCGAGCGCCTCGAGTAGAGCGTCGCGCTGGGCGAGGTAGTCGTCGCCCAGGACGTACCCGTCGACGCGAAACGAGCGTGTCTTCCTCCCCAGGTCCTCGGCGTACGGATCTTCCCGCCCGGGGAAGGAGTGCATCACGACGCGGCGGCCGCCGCTTCTTTCCGACACGTCGACAAAGAACGGCACGCCACGGAACGAAGCGCCGATGAACGACCGCCCGTTGAAGTCGACGCGGCGTAGTTCGTCGCGCCAGCTCACGGCATCCCCATCATCTGATAGCCGACGGAGAGATCGACAGAGGCGCCGCCGCGCTGCTCGGATGAGACCCGCGTACCCTTGGGCGCGTTGGCAAAGTCGACGGTAATCTTTGCTTGCGACGAGCTCTTCGCCATAACGACGTTGGCGGCCTTCGTGCTGATCGATGGCTCGTCGCTGCTGAACGGGTTGATGAAGTCGATCGCCGACCCAACAGCATCACCTACCGACGACACGGCACCGACCACCGCATCAACGGCCCCGGTCACCTTGTCGATGATCTTCTTGATCACCTGCCACGCCGCCTCGAACACCGCCGTGATGCCGTCCCACAGCGAAGAAAAGAAGGCCGAGATCGGTTGCCAGGCGGCGATCACCTGGCCGATCGGCGTGTAGCGCAGGAAGATGCTCTTGATGAACTCAAACCCGGCGCTGAACGCCGACTTGATGCCTTCCCAGACGCGGCCAAAGAAGGCTTTGATGGGCGCCCAGTTTTTGATGATCGCATAGACGCCGGCGGCGATGGCCGCGATGGCCGCCATGATCCAGCCTACAGGCGTCGTCAGGATTGCGACGCCCAGCGAGTAGATCGAGGCCACAAGCGGACCCACGATCACAGCCGCGAGCGCGATTGCGACGGTCCTGATCCCGCCGAGCGAATCGAGCACGCCGCCAACCGTATCGAGCGCGCCGAGGAACGCGCCGGCGAACTTGTGGATCGCGGCGGGAAGCTTCTTGCCGAGCGCCGCCGCCCATGCGGCGACCTGCTCTCGGTTTCCCGCAAACCACGCGCGTAGCTCCTCGACGATCTGCCCGAGCGCCGGAGCGAGACCCTCGACGAGCGCGGCCTTGATCCCATCGGTGGCCGCCTTGAGATCCTTCATGCTGTCGTCGACGGAGCCGGCAGCCGCCGCTGCGCCGTTCTGCGATCCGGCGAGCTCGGCGTACCGCTTCCGCAGCTCGTCGATTCCGTCTGCGCCTCGAGCAAGAAAAGGAGCGAGCGCCGAGTCACCGACGGCCTTCTGTGCGAGCGCGAGCCGCTTGGCCGGATCGGTGATCTTGGCCATCGCGTCGGCCATCAAGCCGAACGCCTGCTCGTTGCTCTTCGCCGCCTTGAGCTGCGTGAGCAGCGCCGGGCTCACCAGTTTGAGGAATGCGGTCATCTTCCCCGTCCCGGCTCGAGCCTGCCCGATGTTCTGCGCGAACGTCTGCAGCCCGCTGTCGAGCTGCTCGACCGATGCGCCGGAGCGCTCAGCCGCGTAGCGCATCTGCGCGAGAAAGTCGACGCTGACGCCGATGCGCTCGGCAAGATCTCCCATGTCGTCGAACCCGTCGACGAGAGACTTGAGCCCGAGCCCAGCTGACACCACCGCGCCGCCGATCATAAACGCCTTCCCGGCAACCTCTTTGAGCGCGCTACCGACGCCTTTGAAGCCGTCGATCAGCTTCGGCAACCCCGCTTCGTTGGCAAGGCCGGACAGCTTCTCGCGCAGCATGGAGAGCGGTGCTGAGACCTTGGACGTGATGCGCGAGATCCGATCGTTGATCGCGCGAACAGCTGCCGTCGCTTTGTCGACGGCGCTGATGACGATGGAGAGGGGGACTTTTTTTTCAGCCATGGCGCTTGATCCACTCCGCTCGCCCAAGCCAGAACTCGATGTCTTCCATCTCGAGAGCCCACAGTTCGTGCAACGGGAAGTGGAAGACGTA